CGGGCATCGACACTGAACTTCTTGCCCGTGATCGCGCACGTCAGCTTGCCGGTTCCGGTAGGTACGACCATTACTCCACTCCTCCATTGTTCCGCGTCGCGCAGTGCACCCACAGCACCACGCTGCCGAGCAGCGCCAGATATAGAATGCCAATGCCAACCCACATGCCGTTTCTCCCTTTCGACGCGATTAGGCATACGCGAGCAGATTGCCGTTGACAAGCATTTTCTGCGCTGGCAAAACGGCGTCACAACGAAGGAGGAGCCGATGACCCGTTACCCGATTGCATTCTTCAAGAGCCGCGCCGGCCAGTTCGAACGCAAGCCGGTGTTCCAGCCAACGCCCAAGCAGCCGGGTGATCTGGTGCTGACCTCGCGCGGGATGGAGGTGGTGAAGTGATCGACTATGATGTTGGGGATGTGGTGGTGTGCGTGGATGCCGGTGTAATCAAGTGCAAAAGCGGTTGGCGTCACATTGGCTCTGGAATAAAGAAAGGCGACATTATCAGAGTCGACGCAATCGCGCCATCAAGGCGTATGGGCCTGACTTGTCCGACGTGCTTAGCCGTTAGGTCAAATTCTGGGGAGCTTGGCGTAGCCGCACGCTTTCGCAAACTCCCAAAAACCACCGACGAGTTCACCGATCAGATGCGGCGTCTTAAGCCCAAGGCTAAGCCGAGGGTGGACGCCTAGCGCCAGCCGTAATCTGTGGAATATACCTTGTCACCCCACCTACCCCAGCTGCTCGCCTTTCGCTCCACGCCGGGCAAGGCGGGCAGTTTTTTGTTGAGCGTATTGAATTCGGTATCGGTGATGGCGGCGCACCGTCGCATAACTAGCGCTAAGCCGAACGCCGCACACCACAACACTGGGCAGTAGCTGTCATGCTCGCACGACCACGCCGCCTCATTGCGGTTATTGGCGAAGCCGTATCTGCCAGCGCACGGTCGCGGTAGTTTGATAGCCCAGCGGCCAATCAGCAGAACAACGCGATTAGCGCCCCAGCGGACCACTTACGGCTTCAGGCACGGCTGCACCAGAGCCCGCAGTTCACGCCCCCATTGACGCAGCAGCAGGGCAGAACTGGCGAGCAAATCAGCATCGTGCGCAGCCTGCCCGTTCAGCTTGTCGCCCACTCGCGCCGGCTCCGCGGGCACAGCCTTTGCATCGACGCACGCTACCGGCACAGGCACCTTTACCTCTTGTGTGATCACCTGAACGGCCGGCTTGGACGTGGTGGCGCAGGCCATCAAAAGCGCGCACAGCGACAGCGCGATAAAACGATATAGGGCTCTCACAGCAGATCCTTGGCTTGCAGCACCACGGCGCTGGTTTTTGATTGGTCGCCGCCCTGCTGCGGCTTATTCGCCAGAGCCGATGCGACCTCGGTGGCGCGGGCACCCTTGCGGACTTCAGCCAGGATCAGGTCGCGCCCCTCGTTCGCCCGCTTCTCGCCCTCGATGCCCAGCAACACGATAGCCTCGTTCTGCTGCCTGATCGCATCGCTCAATTTTGCGACGCTGGCATTGCTCACGTCCAGCTTGGCTTCCGATTGGCTCAGTGCCGCTTGGGTGCGATCAAGCTTGGCGTAGACCGTCTTGAAGCCGATAAACACCGCCACGATAAACAGCGCGCCAGCAATATACGGCCAGAAGCGGGCGACGAGCAAGCTCACTGCATATACATCCCATACAGAGCGGCTTCAGCCGCACGGCGCCGGGTCAGGCCAGCCATCACCTTACCAGCCGCCTTGTTCCACCGCGCGAACTGTGCCTGGGTGCCCTTGAAGTCGCCCGTGCGATGCATCTTTAACAGCGTCGATGACTTAAGGTTTCCGACGCCCAGGTTGTACGCGAACGAGACCAACGCTCCGAACTGCGCCGAGTCGGTGGGCACGTCGAACGTGAGCGCATCAACCGCTGCCTCGAACCGCGCGATGTCGCGCGTGAACGCTTGATCAGCCTCCAACTGCGACCACGACAACCCACGCTTTACCTCTGGTCCGGTATGACCGTAGCCGATCGTCCACGGGTCGCCGCCCGTCGCGGGATCGGGGTATGCATTCAGCCTCAGACCCTCAAAGTCCTTGATCAGCTTTGTGGCCGCGGGTCCGATTTTTCTCGCCATAACGGTCCTAACCTAGCATTTTTCGCTTGACTGCGGGAGGGCGCATACGGCACAAGGGCTTACCAACGATGGAGGAAGAGATGACGCAGCGTTATACCGAGCAGGACATCGCCCGCACCCTTGGCGACCTTCAGCGTCGCTGGCCAGAGTCCACCCGCGCGGATGCCATCAGCGTTATCGAAGACAGCCTGCGCGACTCTGAGCCTCATTGGGATGACAAGGCAGAGGGATACGCCTAACCTACCATCTCAGGCACCACGGTAGCGCTGCCAACCTGCCCGTGGTCCTTGTGATACGTGTACGACGTAATCTGCCGCTCGCTGAACCAGCCGCCACGCGCGGCGTAGGCATCACGGGCGGCAAGCGTGCTGTGCTGACACACAGTCATGCCGGCATGCTCCTTGATCTCGACGTGATGGCGGTGCCCGGTGTGAGCATAGCGCTTGGTCGTGGCGCCCCACATCTCTGGATATTGCGAAGCAAACAGCAGCGGAAGCGATCCGTTCTTGCTCAGATGCCCGTGGTGGAATGCCAGCATGGTCTTGCCGTGCTGCACCGTGTAATACGGTAGCTCGCTATCGCAGACCGTGACGCGGGGCTCGTTCTCGTAAAGCGCGGTGAACATATGGCGCAGCCAAACCGACGACGCGATGTCGTGGTTTCCTTCGCATACCATGACATGCACGATTTCGTGCTTCAATAGCGCATGGTTGATGATCCGGCGCAGAATGCGGATCGACGCGCTCACCATCTTTCCGAAGCGGCCATCGGCGTCAAGTAAATGCTTATGGGCAGGCGTCACCGCTTCAAGCCCATCGAAGTGCTGGAAGTCGCCTAGGTTGCAAACCACCGCCGTCTTAGCCGATGGGCTCGCCTCCACGATGCGCTCGAAACAGCGCGTTAGCGTATCTTCCGCGATCTTCAGGTCCCAATCAGCCCCGCCCTCCTTATGCCATGCCAACATGCCAACGTGGCAGTCGGTGAGCGTGTATAGGTTGCACAGAGCGGCTTCGGTCTTGGCCGGAGCCTTGACCGGCTTTGCGCGCGGCAGTTCGGCCTTCAAGCCATCCGCGGTCGCCTGCATGAACTCTGCCATGCGCGACTGGTCAGGCGACTGGCGCTCCCACGTCCGCTCGACATTGCCCGCGCTGTCACGTTGCACCGTGACCTTGCCCATGACATAGCCGGGCGCCGTGCCGTCTTCGAAGTGGCCTGGAGCGTAACCGCGGCGGGCGGCGCGTTGCAAGGCGGCGTGAACGTTGCTCTTGCTGACCCCTAGCGCCGCAGCCGCTTTCCGAATGCTGCCATGCTCTTCGACAGCTTCGGTATACCGCTGCTCAATCTCAGTCAGACCAATGATTTCCATATGCACCTCCGCTAGTGTGAAGGCGCTTACCGGATGGTTCCATGAATGTCAAATAGATAGTTGGGAGCTTGACACGCGCATCATGCTGCATTAAAAGGGTAATCAGCAGCGGGTATCGACCACGGCTTTACCGGACTCGATAATCCCGAACCTCCTCCTCCACCTAGGGAGCCCGCTGCAACCTATTGGGTATCAGTTGTAGGGGACTGATATTAAATGACGGCTCCTCCACAGTCGCGCCCGTGATCTACCCTGCGAGCAAGACGCAGGAAGGGGCGGACTAACCTACGGGTTGGCCGCCCCACCCCCGCCAGTACGCGCCTTGATCGCGTTCAGCAGCATCTCGCCGCCCAGCTTAAACAGCGCGAATCCGAGCCATCCGGCAGCGAGGCCGATCGCCAACACCCAGATGATCGACAGGTTCTTGTCGGCAGCGAACGCGCCGCCGAGCGAGGCAAAGCCGGGAAGCATGGTCATCTCGATCAGCAGCTGGCCCTTTCCGACCTTGCCGCCGTTCTCCAGCTTATAGCCGATGCGCGCGACCTGACCGCTTACTACTGCAAACAGCATGATTGCATAGTATTGCCAGTCGGACCAGTCGAACTTCATCGGCCGTGCATAGTGCCCGTCACGACACCGATCCCTAGCCCCGCCAGGATTAGCGCGGCGCTTACCCACATGCTCAACGTTCGGCGCGAGCTAATAGCCGCCATCACGCACGAGATACCCACAACCGCGATAGGCGTGCCGGTCCAGCGCAGGATGTCGGCGATGTACGCGCGGTAGTCTACCAAGCGCAGAATGGCGCCACTGGTGGTCATGCTGAGCCCGAGCCCAATTAGCGTGAAACCGCCGTATAGCAGCGTGGCGCTTGCAGGTGTCGTAACGGCCGATAGTAGGCGCATATACAGCCGGTCCATCGAGTTGCTGATCATGCGCATGCACTCTTCAGCCGGCCGATCCTTGCACCACACCCCCCGCCAGAACGCGCTGCCAACGGGCGAAAGCTGGTGCCCGCTAGCCGCCATCATGCGCAGCGCTGAGCCGAGCATGAGCCACAGAGCAGCGGTGTTGACGACGTTAGAAGCCTGCTCGGTCACGGACGAACTCGCGCCAAGCCCGGAGCCCGCAGTACGATGCTGCGGCGAAGCATATCAGAGAGAAGATGTAGCCCACGCTTGAAACCCATGTCTGATACCGCCAAAAGCTGACACACAAACAAAGCGTTAAGCGCAGCGTGGTAACAATAACGGATATTGAGCCCGCTTGCTAGGGCCGCTTGGTAGACGACATGAAAGCCCATCGCGGCAAAAGACAACGCTGCGATCAATATCTTCCACCGATCTGGTCGCTCTAGCCACAGCGCTCCTGCCACGTACACCACGAAGGCATCGGCGAGCACGTTGAGGAACTCGGTATCGGCAAAATAGAACTGGTTACATGCCGCCCAGCCGAACGCAAGAACGAGCGCCATATGCATGCGCTCTGAGCGGTACTCCAATGGCGAAAGCGCGGCAAACCCGATGGTCGCCGCGCTCGCTAGCCCATATAGCAGGTATAGGTGGGTCGTCATAAGCGCATGCCACATAACGCCCACCTCCGCGGCTTGTGCCGCTTACTGATCTTTGTTCGTACCGCCCGACATAACACTGATATCGTCGTTGGTAAAGCCCTCATCGCGACGGCGCTTCACCACAAAACGCCATGCAATCTCGTGCAGTTCCTTCAGGTGCTTCTCAGCGGGCGTGCCCTTCGCAGCCTTCTCAGCCTTATGCAGAGCGGCAGCTGCCGCGAAAAAATCGTTCTTGTCAGCCATTCATGTATCCCCTTTGCCCGGTTAGCGCCGGGCGCGCATTACAGGATTCTAACCGTGCCAGTCAGAGCAACATTGCCGTTGCCATTGTTGACCGAGCCGATATTGAGCACAGCCATGCCTTGCGGATTCTGCGAAATACTTACCGGGCGGTCAGTTCCCTGAGCCTGAAACACATAATCTCCGAACACGATCCCGGAAACCTTCTTGGCCCCCGTGTTGTCGTTGAACGAGATATCAAATCCGATCATCGATGCGTTGTTGGAAAGCAAGATCGACGTGGTAACTGCGGCGGTCACAGCAGATCCGGTGGGTACGCTCACGGTCGAAAAGGGAATAGTGCCCGCCAGAGGTGCGCCGACATTGCCGCCGTACACCAGCGGAACAATGCCAGTTCCGTGATGCTCTGCCACAGCTCGCACGTCGGTCATCAGGTCTGCATTCCAGCGCTGCTCGCGGCGGTAGCGCGAGCCCAAGCCCTGCACCCAGCCCACGCCGTTAGACAGCACCGAGTCATCCACAGGCCGATCGTTGAACTCGATGTAGTTGCGCGGCCCGCTAATATACATCAAGTTGGTATAGCCGTTGCCGACCGAGTTGACGCGCTCGTTGGTATGCGACCAATAGCCGTGCAGAGTGGCTGGTGTGTTGGCCCCTCCATCATCGAAAGCTATGTTTACGCCGTTGATGTAATTGTTTTCCGCGCTAAACGTGCACGCGCCGGCCAAGGCGAACGAGAACAACGTGCCAGCAAGGGCCTCAAAATAGCAATCGCGAACTGCTACACCAAGGCAATCACCCTGGAAGGTGAATGCGTTCGTACCGCCCTCTACCTCGCAGCCAGTGATGTCGATGCCGTTGGTTCCGCCTGTAAAGCGGAAGCCGTATTCGGTGACGCACTTGACCCGGTCGAGGATCACGCTGTTGGTCTGCTGGTCGAAGTGGTGCGTAGGATTTGCAAGCGTGCTGCTACCGCGGGCCGTGACGTTGATGAACGATGACGAGAAGCAACGTTTGTAGTAGCCGACACGAGGGCAGTCTCGCGTCTGTATGTCCGCGATCACGCACTCCTGGTTCCAGTTCTTGAGATTAAAGACCCGTGCCGCGCTGCGGATGCAGCCATTACGGATGGAGGCGTTCTGGACGATGTTGACTTCGTTGCCGTCGTTGACATTCGATACCACGGCTGAGCCGTTGTAGAAGCCCGACTGGAACAGGTCACCCGAGCCGCCGCGGATCGTCTCGCCGCTCAGGTCAATGTGGATATTGGAGGGAATAATTATGGGGCCGGCGGCATAATATGCGTTATTAGCAGAGCCAAGCCGCACCCGCCCGCCTCCACGCTTGCACAGCTCCAAGATGGCGCTGTTGAACGCTGCGGTGTTATCGGCGGTGTTATCACCTACGCCGCCGTAATCGTTGATGGAAACGGTTTCAGACACGCGACTCCGCAGAGAACGGGAAGCGGCATTAGTCCCGGTAGCACGATAGCCCGACAGTGCTGCCCCCGTAGGCGCTGCTAGATCAGTGCGCAGCCCGGCATCGGCTCCGGTTCCAGAGCTTGGGTATACCTCACGTGGCTCCGCGCCGAATGCCACGAACTGTCCTGCTGTAGGCGTGCCCTGAATATTAAGCCCGATCCCGCCCCGCGCGCCCGTGACGTTAACTCGAATCCTGCCGTAGCTATTGATACCCATATTCAAGCAATCCCAGGAACGAGAACGATAAGGCCACGCATCACCACGACAGGATCGCCGCTACCGTCATCTGCTTTTACCTCAAACGAAAAATTCACCTCGCTCATGCCGGTGTAATTATACTGACGGCCATCGAACACGATGTCGAACTCACCGTTGAGAAACGAGGTGATATCGACATCGTGTGTTGCAACAACTCCTGATCCGTCAATGCGAGATACGGCGCACGACAGCGTGTAGCCGGTTATATCTAGAGCTGCGCCGGCAACATCATCCCACAGTTGAAAACCAACCGGCGTCGTAGCACGTGCTGACACTTCGATTGCCAGTGGATCTCGCATCCACATTAGAATGCCTCCTGAAACGAAATAGAAACGCCTGCCGTGCCGTTGAAAATGTCGGGCGAAAGATCGGAGCCGGGCAGCACGATGGCGTCGAGCAGCGGCCAGTCGAAATTCAGCGGGGTGTCGGGCCCGATCCCCTCGCGCAGTGGCGGGTCGATTTGAAAAACCCCGTTAGGCAGTTTCCTCACCACGCGATACGTGCGATTGCCCTTGCTAGCATGAACGATCGAGAATGTCTCACCGCCCATCACCGTCGACCCGCGATCAATAGTGATAGATAGGATCGTGGCGCGTAGTGGCGCTGCTGCGGCGCGCGCTACAATGAGCGTGGCGCCATAGCTAACGCTGTCTGGAAAGTACCGATCGCCCGTATATGCAAGACCGCCGAAGCGCGCCAACCGCCCGCCCTGGAGCCCTCGTGGCGCGAATCGGTTCTGTAGAACGGGCACGGTCACACGCTGAGCGCCGCCCGCAAGATAGCTTTCCCATGCATTCCAAATCCGCACCTTGTCGTCGGTGTGCAAGCTGATGCCGCTAAACGTCAGTTGCCATAGACCGCCGCCATCGGTACGCAGCGCCTGCGCCACACCGCTCAGGCTGGCCGGCGACAGCACAACTTTGCTGGTCAGCCCGAGCTTGACCGATGACGGGTTGAGCAGATGAGCAGGGAATACGGGCATAATCGAGCCTAGGTTAGCGGCAAAGTGGCGCGTAGCCTAGGGCTAAGGGCTTGTGCTGGTGGTCTTGCTATTAGACCAATCCGAGATACGCCCGTCACCCTGCTTGTACGCAACCTGCGTCTCGATGTTGCCGCCATATGGCACGTACTCGGTCAGAAGCGAGACGCCGGGACCTGGGTCGGCATCGGTGTACTCGCTCTCGTTCCACGGCGCGCTTGCGCTGGAACGCCAGCGTGCATACCACGTCAGGTCGTCGCGGTTGGGTGGGCCGCTTGCGGTGATGAGAATGCGTGCGCCAGTCACGTCTTGCGGGTCGGTGGGGTCAGTGCCACCAGTGCCGGGCGTCTGCCCGACGTTGCTGAACTGCGCCATGGCACTGATCTGGATCGGTGGATCAAGCGGCAACAAAGGCACGCTGTCTCCCACGGGCGCCGGATATCCCTGCTCGGTCGCCGGGTTCCAGTTATCGATGGCGCGGTCAATCAGCGTCCATTCGAATGTCACGCCGCCTTGCGTTAGATCACGTTGGAGCGAGTTCACCTCTACCACAGCAGGAATGCCGTCGAATGGGTCGTATCCCTCTTCGTGGAGATCGAGATAGATATAGCGCTCACCGCGGATTTTTCGTCCAGCCAAGGTGGTCGTAACGCTGCCGCGCTTCGGGCTGTTCTGCTTAGCCATGAAGCGCTTAGCAATGCGTCTGTTCTGCGAGTAACTGGGCGACTGCGGGCTAACTGCATCGGTGCGCCTCGGGCTATCGCTACCCCATGCGGTTGCCTCTACGGTATTCCAATCGTGCGCCTCGCTGACATAGCTTACTGTCAGCTGATCAACAAAATTCTCGTCCTCGACGAAATTCTGTACACGGTACGAGATAATATCATCCGGCCCGATCGTGACGCACGGGGTATAGACTTTGCCCGCATAGATCACCAGCGCGCCGTCGCCTCGTGTTGCAATCCAGCCGTCGAACGTCTCCAACAGCGCCGACATCACCTCTTTAGGGGTTGCCGTCGCCTCATAAGTTACACACGAACGGTAGCGCGGTTCCGTCCCGCCCTCACGCAGTGGAATGGCCTCATCGCATACGTTGGCAGCATTGATCCAGTATTGTAGGGTAGGCTTGACGCACTTGTCGTAATCGAAATCGCGACGCACCGTGAGGTAGTGCAACACATGTAGCACTGGATTCTCGGTCCACCGCGTAGAACCATCGCGCGGATCGAAGCACAACTGCCCGCGGAATACCGCACTCAGCTGCACGTTATCGCCCTGCGGGTACGTGGTCAGGAACGATCGATCTTTCTCGGGCAACTTGATCAGATAGCCCGTAGTGACTCCGTCACCGCGATGGCTGCTGTTCCAAACGCCGGGCAGTACGCCAATGACTGCCGCAAACGCAGTTTCAACCGCGTTGCCCAGATTGAAGCCAGCCATCACATGATTGCTCTGGTACGACTTATCAGGTAGCGCCTGCACGAAGCCGCCCGATACCGTCACCTTCTGATCATTTAGATAAACCTGCTCAACGCCATCGCTCTTGCCTTCCAGAAAGGCGAAGCAATCGACCGTGGCGCCGGAATCGTTGGTCTCGAATAGCACCTGCACGCCGTAGAAGCGGCGGCGCCCATAGGCGTACACGCGGGGCGAGATGGGGTCGCGCTTCGTGCCCGCAGTGGTCTGGCTGGGGGGCGCTTTGGGGCCGGCAAGGCTGGTCAGCCCACTACCCACTGCCGTCAGAATGCTCGATGCGGTCAGGATGGCACCGATCGAGCCGACACCTGCGATCCCAACGCCCGCGGTAGTTCCAAACAGCAGCAGCCCGCCCACGGCACCGACGCCCGCCGCAACGAGCGCAGCCGTACCTGCAATCAGCGCAATCTTACCTAGGGTACGGGCCAAAAATCACACTCGCCAGATACGGAGGATATGCTCTCGCTCCATGCTAGCGGAAAACATGCCGTTTGGCGACAGCATGTGCCAGCGCTTACCGCCGTAGATCGCCCCGACTTCACCTGGGCCGTTCTCGGTCAGCACACGCAACACCGCCACGTCACCGATACGGGGTTCGTCTGCCTCAGGAATCTGAGCCTCGATCATGCCAAGGTCGAATATGGCGAGCAGCCCGCCGCTCTCGGCGATCAGTTCATCAGCGCCTTGCTCGCTCTCGTACAGTCCGCGCCATGCCGCCATGGGGTCATCGTTGCCCGCGTACACGCACCAGTCGCACGCGAACGAGCAGCAGTCGTGCAGACCATATTGGAATGGCGTGCTGGCCGCTTCCATGAGGTATGTTTGCAGGTCGGCGGCGCGGGTCATGCTACCCATAGCCGAAGTCCGGCCCCCAACTTGATAATGCCGCGATCTAGCAAGGATTGGATACGGCGCTGAGTCCACCTGTTCTCGTACCCGTCGCTAACCATTCTCGCTACAAGATGCGCCGCGGACACGCCATCATCCCACTTTTCAACGTACGCCACAACCTGTTCTGGCGTTGGCTCATATACTCTAGTCATCACGATCCTCCAAACCTGCGAGTAACCCCGCTACTAATCTGCCCCACATGATCGAAGAAAGCATCATCCGGCGAGCGCTTGCGCTGTTCTGCGTCGGTGAAAAATGCTAGGTCCGAACGAGAGCGACCCGTATCAGACGAGCCGACAGATAGAGAAACGCTGCGTACCCGATTACCGGACTCATCAGCGCTGCTGTCAATAGAAACCACATCAGCTACCCCCTCCCACTCCCACTCTACCATGCCATACGGCTGATTGTCGCCGCCTAGCGCAAGGCTACCGATCCGCACCGTAGCGCCGCGCACGTCCTCATCATCTGCGAGCGCGAGCGTTTCAGCATCGACACCGCTGGCCGTGAACTCGACGCGATCGGCCGTGCCGTTGATCAGCTGCTGCACCACGGGCATATCGAGCAAGGCGCCGAAGCCTTTGTACGTCGATACGCCCGGCGCGATGGCATCGCCCTGCACCACCAGATCGCCAACGCCGCTCCACATGAAGTAGGGTGGATTGGCTTCTAGGCGAAAGAGGAAGATTTCTCTCAGCTCCACGGTAGCTCGACCTTTTCGCGCCGAATGCGCTCAATCATCGGCTCATCGCACTGTGAGGCATAGTTTAGCGCCTCGCGGAATGCGCGATCGTACGGACCTGAGCATCTGGCGTAAAGTTCGTCTCCGTCGTAAATCTCAAATTCAGCCTCTTCCATCCCATCCTCCATTAATTTGGCGTTGCCGTCATTCCCGCTGCCCATGTCAGCGCTATCCCTAAGCGAGTTAACGCGGCTTCCATCCGCGCATGACAGCCCTCACACCCGCCGCCATTGTCGAGTGTTGGAGTAAGGGTAACGCATGACCTCACCATACGCCGATCACCACGGCCGTCAAGTACCCAATTGCTGGAGGCGCGCAGCGCGCGCAGGCGAGTTCTGATATGCCGCCTGCCCGGCCTGGGCCGCGCGCTGCGTGGCTAGGCTGTTCACCTGCTGTAGCAGCTCGGTTGTCGTGATGCCGCCGCGAGCATCGAGCGTAAAATTCTGCTGCACGATAGTCGGGCCACCGCCAGCCGAGCGCGCCTTCCCGATTGCGCCCGTGGGGTAGATCTTACCCGATTGCGACGGTTGGAATAGCTCGGGGCCATTTTCGTTGACCTTGTACAGCTTACCGGCCTGCACATGCCCGCCGCTCGCACGGGCGCCCGCGAGCAAGCCCCCGAACAAGCCGCCCTGCGCCGCGCCGAACGCATCGCCCAGCGACTTACCCAGCGTCAGCTTGGCCAGCACGATCGCGATGGCGCGCAGGCCTTCTTCCTTGAACGTCTCCCAGATGCCGCCCACGCCGCCCTCGAACGCATCTTGATAGAGCGAGGCGAGCGTCTGAATATCGCGCTGCTGCTTCTCGTTCAGCCGGTTGAGCATGGCCTCACGGGCCTGCCCCTCCAGTCGCACCTGGGTCTCGTACTCGCTGATATCGGGCGTGGCAAAATCCACGCCAGCGCGGCCAAAAATCTGATTGAAGCCAGCGAGGTTGTTTTTGGAACTGAGCCCCAAGAGGCGATCGACGCCATCTAGTGAATCAACTGCGCCCTTGCCGATATTGGCGATCAGGTCATTCAGTTCTTTTGCATCGCGGATAGCAGCGCGGTCGCTAGTGGGCTTGGCGGCACCGCGTGTGCGCCCAGTGCGCCCACTAGCGCGATTGGCCTCTTGATCGGCCTGCAACTGCCGGTCGGCGTTCGCCACGCCCTCTCGGTAGGCGCGCACGGCATCGGCACGGGCGGCGTTGCCAGCCGCGCCGCCAAGCTTTGCCGCCGCGGCCTGTGCTTTGCGATACGACTCGGTAAGCTTGTCAACGGCTCGTTCGTGTCGCCCGGTAGCAGCGGCAGACTTGTCCGCGTTCTCTGCACCCTGCAACTTCAGGATCGGGATCGATGCCTCGACCACCGCCTTTTCGCTGTCAGCCAAGGCCTTGTTGGCAAGCGACACGCGCTTACGTGCAGCAGCCAACTGATCGGCTGCGACCTTCTGACCCGCCTGAGCACCCTGCACGCCCGCAGCGCCGAACTGAATGCTATTCGCAGCCTCTAGCGTGCCCACCGCAATGGCGGCGCGGCTCGACTCGGCGCGCAGGTTCTGAAGGCTCTGCTGGCGCAAAGCGGTAGCCGCCGCCAGCGCCGACTGGGCAACCTGGATCTGCGAGCGGTTCTGCTGCTCCAACTGCTTGACCAGCTTGGCGCTGGCGGCGGCGGTCCCTTCTAGGCTGCGGGCAAAGATCGCCTGCGCAGCCTCGGTCGCTCGCGCCTTGGCGGCGTTCTCTTCCAGCTTCTTGTTCAGGCTATCGGCACTGTCTCCGCCTTCC